CTATCGCTTGGATTGTGTTGACGGCGAGACAACCAACATCTGCAACTTGGTCAAACGAAAACGTTCGTGTTCCACCGACGTAACGGCCAGCGACGACTGAGCGCTCTTTGTAAATCATCAAGAGTGGACCTAAAGCCAAGCCCCCAACGCAAATCCCGGGTGCAGCGTAAAGGTTGGCGTTTCCGCTTGTCGCACCGTCCCAAGTGGTATAATCACCAGCATCCGACCAGGCAACACGATGGGGGTACTTCGTTCCGCTAATCGTTGGTGCAATCTGAATCGCGTATGCGCCGATTGATGCAAGCGCATCGCACTTTACGCCCGTAAGCGTTGTTGGGTTTCCTGCACCGGCCCAGTAATGTACATCGTCGTTTCCGTTTGAAAAGATGATTGCGTCATTCATCGTCGTCCAAGTCACGCGGTTGTCAATATCATTCGACGCGCCCCAGTTCGCCGCCGTGAAGGCGCTCCAAGCGCCGGAGACAACACGATAGACTTTCGTCGTGGTGAAGACAAGTGTGTGGTTCGTTCCTGTCGTCGTACGAAAGCGGGCGATGCCCAGCGGAATGCCAGCGACAGCACCAGTGATGGTTCCTGTGACAACGCCGGGAGCATTCAGGACTGTGCCATGTTCAAAGCGGACGTTCTTGCAACTTGGAACCATCTCCGGCTTGATGAACGTCGGTGGGTAAGCTGTCACCAAGCCTTTAACCGGTGTGAAGATGTCTAACGCTTGCTCTTGCATCAGCTTAGACTTCACCAAAGATGACAGCGTTGTAGTAATAAGTCGACTTGTTCCCGTTTAGCAACCCTGACGCTGCATTGTAGACTATGTCGATTGATTCCGAACCTGCGTTCTGCGGTCCACCATACGTTGCGTTGTCGTAATGCTGCAAGCCACCTGCGCCCCACGCCCAGAAGTAGCCTGTGTCAGTGTTCCACCACTCAAGCCAGCCCTGCGGTGCGCCTGTTGACTTGAGCGAGATGGCAATTCGCAAATACTTGATTGTCGTAATGCCTGTTGGCGTCAGGGTCGTCGTCGTATCATTGCCCTCATATTGCTCGGTGTACATCCGAAGTGCATTCGTAACGCTTCCAACAGCAACCGTGCCACCTTGGCCTGCGCCACTGTGGTCGTGAGCTGAAACGTCAACACCATCGACGGTCTCAGTACCCGAACAGGTGATATTCGCATCGGTCAAAACTGCATCAACGTCACGGATGGTGAGCGTTCCGTTGATTGTACCGCCAGCTTTCGACAACAGGTGCGGTGCTGAGATGTTGTAAATCACGTAGTTTGCGCCTGACGCACCAGCAACCGAGTTTGCACCAAGGACAACGGTGTTCGTGCTATGATAATTGACCGCTGCTAGAGTGTAAAAGCGGTCAACGGAGTCTGCTTCAGTAATTTTGATGATTGAAGACGTTGAAACGCCTGTGCTTGCGACAAAGCTTGTGCCCGTTCCTGAGAGTGTCCCAGTCGTTGTACCCTGGGTCACGCTGATTGTGCCCGTTGAGTAGGTTAGATTCGGTTCGCTTTGGGGTGTCCCACCAACAAGCTGAATCCAGTTTGTGCCATCATTGTAAAAGAGTTTGAGTGTATCACTCTCGAAGTAAAGGTGCCCTTCGCGGATGGTGATACCCGTTGCAGCGTGGTCTGAGCCGGCTGCCGGTCTGTTTGCGTGAGTGTCAACGAAGATTCTCGCTGAGCCTTCCTTGTGGTACAAGTAGGGCCACGTTGTCGCGTCGGTGTAGCCTTCGTGCTCAGAGTTCGCCGTGCCCGCGACAGTATCGGCGAGACGCAACCGGAGCGCTTCCCAATTCTTCTTAACCTCAGTGTCAATTGTCGAAGGGTGGACTGTTCCAGCAGGACGGCTCTCGTCCCAGCTTTTTGTGTCGTCGAAGCCAGCCATGTTACTTTGCTCCAACCAGATTCAGAAGCCAGCGGAGAACCACAACCATGAGTGCACCAACTGCACCGAAAACGCCACCGGCGAGCCGGGCTGCCCGAACGTTGTTCTGCTCCAAAAGTGCAATTTGCGTTGCGTGTTTCCCGCACGGTAAGTCTTCAAGTCGGCCTTCAATCTTTTCAAGCACGAGCAACGTTCGGTCACTGCGCTCATCAAGACGTGCCAGCTGCGCAATTATCTTATTCTGCTCGTCGCTCAAGGCTGAACTCCTTCGTTAGTGAAGTCGCCTCCGCTTCAGTCAACTTCTTGCAGTTGACTGCTTCGATGAGGTCCGCAGCGATGTCTTCAGGTTTCATGTGAACAACCATCCAAGGAAGCCGGTGCGTTCGCCAATCTTCAACAGCCGGCCAACGCCGAGCGTGACACTGTTGGCACGTAAAGCCGTTTGGGTTAATGAACCGTTTATAATGGACGCAGTAGCACTGATTTTGGTAGCATGTGCCAACAACACCACGAACCATCACGCCATCAACCGGCTTGCCTGCGTCGTCAACAGGTTTTGCGCCTTTGCTGAGGAACCAAAGACGCTTTTCGCCACGCCAACATTCAGGCAATTCAACTCGTTCCAAAGCCACCATAAGCTCCTTATGGTACGTTAGCTATCTCAACATTCGACTGCCAGGAGCCGTCATCCGAATCGGGATTGTCACATCCAGCACCAGCAGCGCCCGGAGGTGCACCATCTGTCCACCAAACCGCTTGTGGCGCGCAGGAGTCTACAGGACCCTCGCCCGTGCTCGTCCACTTACACGTTGCATTCTTGTAGAACGCAAGCTCCCAGCGCGAACCACCCCAATCGAGGTTGAGCGTTTCGCCGCCGCCGAAGGTGTAGTTCCAGTTGCATCCAGATGTCCACGAAAGCGTTATAGTGTCATTCAGAATAGCCCAATCAAACATGAAGTCCGAGCCGATGAAATTAAGATCGTCGGGAATCGCCGGTGAGCAACTGTTACACGAGTTCGCTGGTCCGCCTGCTGCTGGAGGGCCGCACACTACAATAATCATGTTCGTTTCACCAAAAGCGAGACAGTCAAACGTGTGATTGTCGTACACGAGTCTACGTTGTACGCAAGAACATCTCCTGCTGCGAGCGTCTTCGTCCAACCTGTCAACGTCGAATCTTGCGCCTTGACTGCAGAAGAAATTGTCACAGGCGCGCTCGCTGTGATTGAATCACCATTCACTGGGTGTGTCGAAATGTCGTAGTCGGCGTAGGCACATTTCCAGATATCAACGACGATAGAGCCTGAAACCTCGGCAAGTGCAGTGACACGGGTGATTGTGCAAGCGTATGGCACCTCGATAAAGCCTTTGACGCCTGTGGTGATTGCCGACCCGCCGCCGTCGATGAGGATTTCAATCGCGTCAACATCGTCTTCCCAAGCTACGTCAGTTGAGGTCGAGCGAAGCACTTGACCGTCGGTTCCTTTCGCAAGGTTGACGAACTCGGTGCCGTTGCGGTGAAGGATGTCACCCTGAGCGGCACCAGTAATCGTGACCGTGCCTATGGCGCTCAGGTTCGCCGGTTCGTGCGCAAGGTCACTGATGTCACTTTCAGTGTGGCTATGCCCAGCTAGCGCGCCGACGTCGTCAAACTCAATACCCATGATTTTGCTTCCTTACCAACACCTGGCACCGCGCATCGCTGCATAGTCTACAGTTGCAGTCTCGCCCGTATCACAGATGTACGAAAACGACGTGATGCCCGAACTGCTATGGTCAACCTCGATGGTAACGCTTTTGCCCGGTGCGAGGCGAAAGTAGCTCGTCGAGGCTGTTACCGTTGCGCTGTTGAGGTTGATGAAAACCTCGTTCGTCGTGTCACGATTGTAAACCAACAACGAAGTACACGCCTCACCAAGCGTTTTCGTTCCTTTCGTCGCTGTTGCGCTCAGCGCACCACCTTCCCAGTAGAGACTCATCTTTTGCTCCTAATTTAAGCCAACAAACGGGTCGAGCCACGGTTCGCCAGCAATCAAAATCGGCCTGCTGCGAAACTCTTTATGGACTCCACGATAGTCTTCATGGTACTTGTCAGCGCGTAAGAGTGAACCGAGAAGGCCAGCAGGTTTTCGCTGACCCCGCGCCGTTGCACTGACAAGTGAAGCACCGCCGTCCGCTATGGTGAACCAGAACGTTGCCATTTCGGTGTTCTGGAGCGAAGTGAAAATGAGTGCAGTTGCATAGGCGACTAAAACTCCACCGGACTTTGCGATTGGTTCGGTCGTTGTGTCACCATCTATGTCGTCAGGCCATTCGCAGAAACGAACGTAGTACGGATATTCATCATCAGGAATTGGCCTAAAGAGGAACTCTCCGTCCCAGATGGTGTAGTGCGTCGGCTTGTTCGTGCTATCGTCTTCAGGATATGGATGATTGCGGTCAACAGCACGAGCTGGCTCGTAAACGAGCGTGCGGCTGTTGTTCGACGAAATTAGACGAACGTCGTAGACTGCTGCACAGTTCGACGGTAACGAGCCCTCACGAACGTCAGCCGTTGTGCTCTGCGTTTCGTCATTTGCTTCAAGTGAAGTCCACTCGTGCCCATGTTCAAGCGCCAAGCCAACCATGTGACGCTGCGCTATGTTAATCCAAGCATAGATTTCCGTGTCAAGGTCATCACGATTGCCGAGATTTGCCTTTACCCGGGCTAAGATGTCCGCACCGGTCATTATTCGTACTCCACAGAGTAAGCTGCGGCGGTGCCAAGAACGTCAGCGAAAAGCGCTGTTGAAAAGCGTACGGGCGTGTGAAAACGCAGGCTCCAGGCTTTTTCAGCTTTTGGAATGGTGATTTTTCCTATGATGTTGCCTGAGTTGTCAACGCTGTCATAGAGCACCAAAGCTGCATTGGTCGTTCCAGCAAAGACGCTGAAACCACGAAGCAATCCGCTCGTTGCTTTAACTGTTCGGTCAATCGTATGTGGGCCAGTGAAAATAGCCATTTAAGCGTAATAGATAATAGCAGCCGCGCCTGTACCGGCAACGACAGCATAAAGGCCGGTTGAAAAGGCTATCGGCTGGGGGAATAGCGCTTCACCGTGGAAGTTCGCTCCAGGGACAATCATCTTTGCAACGACTTTACCACTTCCTGCTGTGTTGTCATAAAGCGTGACGCCCACTCGATGCCTTAACAGAAGCATCCACAGTCTTTCGAGAAGCTGTACACGCACTTCCAGGCATCTTTCTTCCTCGGGCGTTGGGTGAGGCGCGATAAAGAACGCCCCACCCGGTTTAAGTTTATCGCCCGTCTTCTTATGCGCGTCCAACTGCAACAAAGTGGACGCCTGTCGAAATCGTCACGGTCGCACCATTGGTGATTTCATCACCGCCTTCTTGACTGATGCTGTGGGTATGCGAAGAACCAGAGGCGGAGGCTGTATCGACAAGCGAGCCAGGACCAACCCCAATGTGCCTGTTGTGCGGGCTGATGATGACATAGCTGATTTTGCAGCCGGTTACAGGTGTACCCTCGTCGAAGCCCACAGTTGAGCTGAGTGTATCCTCGAAGTACTTCAACTGGCTTACACTACCACCGAGGCCCGTTGCACTCGTGCGCGCTCGACCGATAGCCATTGGGCCAGTCGTTCCAGCCGTCGCATTCAACCACTGCCCCGTTGAAGGCACGCCAACCCAAGCCATCGTGCCAATCTCGGAAGTGAGCGAGACGGCTTCCTCTTCGACCAACGGGAAAGCGCCAGCCTTTAGATAAGTGACCAGAAGGGGGTCAGTCGCACCGCAGTCAGTGTCATTCGACGTGACCGAAGTGTTGCCCGACGCCGGTGTGAAGTCCACTGAACATTGAAGCGATGCCAACGCATCAGCTGCGATGCCCTTCTCTCGAATCTTCAACTGCTGCTTTCCAGCGGTTGCCGTATCTTCCCAAACTGTGCAAATCGCACAGGCGTTGTTTGCCAACACACCAACATTGGCTGTGGGTGTAACCTCTTCATCAACCACGAGGTCCGACGGTGTGCTGAGAGCGTACTTCGGAATGTAGCTCACAACCGCACGGGTCACTGCGTCGTCAGCGAGGAACGTCAAGACACCACTGGTGAACGTCACAGCGCACTGAGTTGTCACAGGCGTCTTACCTGTTGGAATACAGGTGAACGCACCCGTTGTGCCTCCTGTCGTCACATAGACGCTGAAGATGTGTGCCGGAAGATGCTGAAGCGTTCCAGTGTGGCTGGAAACGTCAATTGCCTCTTCGAGCACAACCGCAGGTGCACCAAGTGCACTCACTCCACCATCGAGCGCAACAGCGTGAGTGTGTGCAGCCTCTGCGCCGGTTGTTCCTGCACCCGTCGCGGCGTAACCAAGCACTTTGTCATTCGTGTAGTCATAAACGAACAGGTACGGGTCAGTGACGTTTTCTTCAATGACGACGGCCTTGATGTCACCACTGCGAAGTTTGGTCGTCAGTGCAGGGGTCAGGTCGAACCCACCTGTTGCATACGTCCCACTCGTTGTGAATGAACCCGTAATCATGTGAAGGTCATTCGAGATTCGTTGGGCCTTCGGCATGTCATAGGTTACAGTCGCTGTAATAGCCATTTCTTTCCTTTCAGGGGATGCGGAGGGTAACGGGTGGTTTAACCGGCCTATAGTCCAGTTTCAACTGCCGTCAGGGCCTCCGCACCTTAAATCATCTTTGGAGCGGACGGCGGGAGTCGAACCCGCGTGAGCTAACTGGCAACCAGCTGCTTTCCAAAAGCGTCCGCTTATTCACACTTCAGGTAAACCAACATGGCATCGCCATTCGTGCCGCTGGTATACGGCGGAACCGCAATCACCTGGCCGAACGTGTCTTCTGCCAGCTCCAGGGTCTTACCGGCGGTCGTTCCCTGAATCAGCGGAATACCTTGTGCCGGTGTTGCTGTGTCCTGAACCACGGCCCAGCCGCGCGTTTGAATCCACGCATAGTAGCCTGCCGTAATCGCCCTGACTGTGACGCCAAGGATGAGCCCAACCGAGCTACCGCTCGCCGTTGAAAGTTTAACATCCTCGTACGGGTTAGGAATCAGGTGGCCGTGAGAACTCGCAGTAACCGCCGTGATAAGCGGGTCGTACAGCTTGACGATTGACGCTGTGTTCTCCCGGATTTTCCTGCGCTGCGCCGCACCAGTACCACTGTCAACAACGAAGAACCCGTTGTCGTAGGCGTGCGCGGTAAGGTCAGTTGAACCGGATGTGAACTCAATCCACGGGTATTCGCTGGACGTACCATCATAGTTCGTCACGCTGATAACCGGGTCTGAGGCGTCGATGTCTTTGACCGTGCCGCCGTACTGAACGAGCATTCCAACAGCGATACCAGTTCCGTCATCGTGAACGTAACGGAAGACCGAACCATCGTCAAACTCGACTCTGGTGCCGAGCTTGACGCTTTGGGTCTCTTCCTCGTCGTAGATGCCCAGGCTCGGGGGAACCATTCCATCTACGGCTTTTCTGCTCTCAGGCATTTTCTTTCCTTTCTTCTTTGTTTCGCCCTTCACCGTTGGCCAGTGGGGCATTTTGCGACATTGGCTTGTCGCGTAAAACCAACATCACGCAGTCACCGTGTGGTAAATCCCGTGCCTCTTGCTGTTGGAAATCACGAGGTTTCCAACCAGAACCACCTGCGCAACGCGGTCCAGCTGATTCGGGATGACCTTCCAATCGGTCATATCGAAGTTCGCGTACTCATCAGCATACCAGTAAAGGTAGCTTGTGTTGATGAGATAGAAAGCGTCAGCCGGTGCGCAAGACGGACTCCACATCACATCCCGGCCCCAGAACTTAATCGAGTCGAAGACCGCATCGCCGACCTTTTGGTTGACGATTTGCTTCTGGTCCTCGGTTTCACTCGCAAGGCGCTCCCAGTTGGTCTGGTCCGTAAGGACCAAATCAGGAGAGTCCTGGCCCTTGGAGCAGTCATTGATTGCAGTCCTGAGTTCGTCCTTGCCATAGATGGCAAACGAGCCGGTCGCCGTCTTAGTCTGGGTTCTCCACCAGGTATAGTTCGCCCGGTTGATACCTCCGACTGTGCCCGAAGTCGGGTCTGTCGGGATGTACAACTGAAGCCCACTGATGGTCTTGCCATCGTCGCCGGTTCCATCGCCGAAGAGGTCTGCTTCCAGCTTGCTCTTCATCGACATTTTGAGGTTGTCCACCTTCGCGTTGGCGAGCGACATAATCGCAGCTTTTCCACGATTCATGCGGTCGTCTTCGTAATAGCGAACAATCGAGCCGGCAATGGTCTTCCAGTTGTAAACCGCCATCGTGAGGAACTCATTCTCCGTTGTGGAGATTGTGTCACCCTTGCCGATAGCAGTTACAGTATCGTTTTCGTCGTACATAATCGGAACGCCAATTGACCTGAAACCGGCCAACGTGCGTTTCCGACCCTTGGCGCTCATAAAGGCCCAGAAAGGCGTGTCTCCAAAGACAGCATCCTGGACCTCACCCTGACGATACCGCCAAATGGTCAGGTACAGATTGTCGAGTTGTTCAGTGAGAGATGCAGGAATTGCCATACTCACCAATCCTTATGGGTTTGAACGTTACGTTTGAACGTAAACGCTCACGGTCAGCTCTTGATGTGGTCGGACCCTTCACCCATTACTTCGTTCCAAGCAGCGTCAGATTGCTCCTCGACTGTCAGTGGAACCTTTCGATGCGTGTCAGAGCCGGTGCCGCTGGGCCGTTCGGATTTCGCCAACTTGGCCGCAGCTTCTCTCCTGGCTTTTTCCTCGGCAGCCATTTCGGACTGCTGCAGTTTAGCCAGACTATAAGCTGTTTCAGGTAGAATCGTTGGGTTCTCAAGCGCAATCTTGTACATTGCGTCTTGATAGTCCCAAAAGTCCGGGTGCTTTGCCGCGCAGCGGTCTACTGCGATTTGGGCTTGAAGCGCTGCGATTTGTTCCTGAAGCTGCTGAGCCTGATTGCCAAACTGCTTCTCGACGGCAGCAAGCAGCTTCTCCTGCTGCTCTTGAGCAAAGCGCTTTCGAGGCATAGCCTCAAGCTCGTCTTCGCTCAGGCCATCAAATAAGCCAGGTTCCTCCTTTGGTGTTTCCTCGACCGTTGAACTTTCAGCCATTTGCAGTTGAAGCCGAAGAGCCTCCACTTGATCCTGGAGCGCCTTCAGTTCTGCTGCACTCTCGTTCGGCTTTGGTTCGACCAAAGCCTTGTCAGACTGGTCGTCAGTCTGGCCATTTTCCTGTGTGGTATCATCCACCATCAAACTACTCCTTTCTTGGGTTCCCCTGTAGGTTCATCAGCTACATCCAACGTCGTTGGGTCAATCCCCTGCTCAACTTGAGCAAGATAGTCGCTTTGCGCATCCTTTTGCATCTGCTTAAGCGCAGCTTTTCGTGCGTCCTTCTGTTCAAGAAACTCGCTGAGCGTCATACCCGCTGCGTTTGCTTGGTGCTGGAGGTCCATCAGCTTTTTACCGCGAAGGGCCTTCTTACGCTTTTTCTTGGGCTTCGGCGGCTCAACAGCTTCTGGGGCAACAGTCTTTCCAACACCTTTTGCCTTCAAGACACCTCGGTTGATACGGTAGGCTCGGCGCAAGACGGACTGCGCCAACGCCAAGTCACGCCCAACCCACAAGCCGCTGATGCGAACGATGGGCGGGCGGGCTGAAAGGTCGATGTATGCGACTTTATCAGCGCTCACGATTTCTTCTGCGCTCATGCTTTCAACATCACGAAGTTGCTGAAGCCGGTTGAGCAACATCGAGTCGGTGATGTCAACACCATCGGCATTTTTCAGGAGCCTAGTCGCTTCGTCTTCCATAATCCTCTCCTCGTGGGTCAAACCGCCTTCGCCTAAGACCCCTGAAGCCCCGAAAGCCTCTGCGGAGGAAGGGCGTAAAGCTCTTCTCTCGACAATCACCTAAACCACGACCCGTTAATGGGCCTTCGCCATTCGGGCCAGTTCGGTCTCCACCAGGCATCAGCGTCCTCCTTAAGAAACCCGTTCGATTGGAACATTTCTTCGCTTTGCTATCTTGTCGCGTCTGCGCCAATCCTCAAGTTCGCGTAAGGGCTTGGGCGTTTCGGGGTTTTTGCCGACGCCACCATCAAGCCAACTTGACGAAAGGTGTTCGCCGGTACGCTCATTGTGCTCTTTTAGAACTTCGCGCATGTGCCCCTTCGACTTTATGAGTCGTGGCTTTCCATCGATGTGCGGAGTTATGAATGGCTTCGTAGCCTGAACATTCGGTGCAGTTAAGATTATATTGCAACTGCTCCCACAACGCGGGCAAACCATCTCTTTGCGCTGCTTGACGGACGAGAATGCCTCGAAGCCGTGTTGACATTGTTTACACTCATAAACGTACAAGGGCATCGGTGGTTTCCTTACGTCCAAAAAGAGGCGTCAACGACCCCCACCAAGTTGAGCAGCAAGCGCGCTCGGTTGCTGTCTTTGCTGCACGAACTGGTTAAACGGCATTGCTGCATTCGGCTGTCCTCGTTGGACCAAACCCGGGGCCAAAAGACGCTCAACCGGTGCGCTTTCAGCTTGGCTCAAAACCCACCGGCGAAGCTCAAGCTGGTCAATAAGCGGGTCTTGGTTGAACGCTTGAAATGCCATAATCGCTTCTTGCTTCCTAACGTCCTTTGTCTGGGGGACTTCAGCATCAAGGTCAACTTTGTAGTCAAACTCACCTGCAAGCTGTGCCCCGGTGAACTCAACCCAGTACCGCATACCGTCTTTGCCGACAACTTGAAGGACCTGCGGCTGGGTCCAGAAAGCGAAAACCATCTGGTTGAACTTGTGAACTGCTCGAAGGAGAACCTTCGCAACGACGTCCCGCCGGTCGCCCATGCGAACAGTGTGACCTTCTTTGACCATGTTTGCTTCTGTCGCAGTTCTTCGTGTTGAAACGTCGAACTCACCAAGCTGGTTGCGCGAAAAGCCCAAAATTTCGCGGATGTTCTCCCAAACGTACCTTGCGGCAAGAAGGAGGTCTCCGCCCGTTGTGGGTTTAAGCTCTGCGATTGCAGCTTTCGGGTCGCCATCGCAGAAGACAACCGCCCGGACTTCTTCGCTCATCAACTTTGCAAGCTCATCTTCGTCGATGGAATCACGCGTTGCGACGAACTTAGGAACAGCCGTTCGACGAATCTTTTGCCACTGGGTTAAGATGTCGTTCATCTCAAGCTGCTGCGGCTCGATGTATCGAACGTCTGCGATGCCCCAGAATGCTTGGTCATCGTCGTTGAAAATGATTGCATCAGCGGGCAGGCCGTCGAGCAGAAGCGTATCTTCGTCTTTGCGCAACCATGTGCCATGATCCCGGGTGAGAACTTTGATTTCACCACGCTCAAGGTCGTGGATTTCCCAGAGTTCGACGAATTGCTCATCGTCTGAACGCTTGAGCAGCTCTGACGGACTGTCGTACCTCGGTACGTCATCGCCTTTGTCCGTTGGCTCCCAACGTGCCGGCGCACCATTGAACCACGTTGGATGAAGGTCTTTCACCTTTCGATACATCGGGTCTTTCTTTACGTCAGCGAGCGAACGGACGATTCTAAACGCGCACCACGGGGCATTTCTGAGTTCGGTGACACCCCAGGGAACGACAAAGTTTCCTGGGTGGTCCGGGAGCATCCAAGGCATCCCAGGTTGAACGAGCTTGTTGTACTCAAGCAAATGTCCACCTTTGTCAAGGCGGTTCTCAAACGAACCAACGACCGTTCCACGTGTCAGCTGTTGAAGCGCTGAAGGCGTTCCGAACTCCCGGTCGAAGCCGAACTTAATCGGACCCGTGCCATAGAGGTAAGCCATCAACGCGGCTTTTCGGATGGTAAACGAAACGTCGAGCTTCCTGAGAAGGTAATTGTCAACGGCTTCAAGAATTGTTGCGTGAGGCTCGAACCAAGGTTTCGTTGCTGTTACACGAACTGCTGGTGTTCGAGGGTAAACCTCCGGGAGAAGCGCTTTAGCCATCGAATAGACGACGTTAAGCGGAAGGTATGACGCCATGTCGAACCGCGTCCAGTTCGCTCGGTAATAGTCCCGATAGCGCTTCCAGTCTCGGTCACGTCCGTACTTCCGGCGAAACTCCTGCGCCTCGCGGATTTTGCCTTGCCATTTGCGAACCTGTTCGTCAGGCATCAACGCTTTCCTCGTTTGATTGCATTTGCGACGTGGGTGGGCTTCCAACCGTGTTCGACGCCGCGTAGGAGGTTCATCGCTCTAATCGCCGCCGCTACGCTCGAACACCGCTGCTTAACGTGCCAAGTTCCACCGCTTTTGCTGTAAACGACTTTGCCTTTTCGTCGATAGGGCATAATTTAGTACCAAACGTGCGTATGCCAAGGGTAACGCGGCTGCGCATTGGGGCATGGGCAAACCAGCTTTGGGTAAACTGGACTCCAAACGATACCTGTGCCATTGCAAGCGTGACAATCAACATCGTTGACTTTCCCGCTTCCTTCACAAACTGGACACTTAAACGGCATCTTTTTCTCCTCATCCTGCGTCTAAAACAGGTTCGCCAACTTCATCACCTACGTGCGTTCGGCAGCCGAAAAGCACCCCACGTTTGTTCGGTCGACGAAGCTCCGCGAGGATGTTTTCAAACAAGAACGGATTGTTGTCTTCAGGCTCAGTCGGTCGAGGAAGTCGGCTTTTCACCATCGGAAGATGCCAAGCGAGCGCATCAACGAGGTCTTTCTTTGGTGCAGGATAGTCAACGAGCTGTTGTCGAAGCTCAACCTGGCCCTTACGCAGGAAAATCGCTCCATTCTCGAAATAGGGCACAAGCGCCTGGATTCGGTGGTCCTTATGGTGGTCGACGGTCTTTGGTTTAAGCTGAACAACCGTGAAGTAATAATCTCGTTTGTGCATCTCTTCTCGGAGGATTTGTTCAAGCGCAGCTTGATACGCAACAACTTCAACGCCAACGAGCCGCGTCTTCTCGCCATCAAGGTTCTTCTTCACCATAGAGAAGATTTGGTCGACGAGAGCTGTGACGTTCACGTGTTTGTTCCAGGTGTCGAGGACGTAACGACGCCCGTTCGGTGCTACGCCGACAACGACGATTGCGCTGTCACAGGCATTTTCGCGCATCGAAATCGCCGGGTCAACAGTCATCACCTTGCGTAAGCCGTTGGGCGCTCGGTCGAACTCCTTTATCCAGGATTCACGAAAAACGATGTCAGCGTCTGCGACTGGGCTGTTCATGTATTGACTGGCCCAAGTGTACCGGGACATCGAAGCACGTAAGGTTGAAAGGCGCTCTAAGCTCATCTGTTCAGGAAAGATTGCTTTGCCATTTTCTATCGCTGGCCGCTCAAAAGCAAGTAAATCCGGCGTTGTTCGCTTGATGTAGTCGATGAAGTCGTACTTCTTCCAACGAGTTCCAACACAAAGGGTCAGGCGTTCAGTCGCCGGTGGAATCATCAGCGGAAGTCGAAGCTCGTGCCAACCGATGGCCTTTTGAACGTCCTCATCGCTTGGGACACTTTGCATCCCAGTCATCTGGTCGAACTCAGGATAGATTGGGTCATCTTCGATAATCAGGTGATAGTGCCTTCCGATGACGCGCGTTCCAGCACCGGCAGCCTCGAAGGTTGCTTCTTTCCACTCACGCGGTCGGCGCAGGCTTGCCGCTTTTGAAGACCATCGGGCTTCTTTTGACTTAAAGTTCGGAAGTCTTTCCGGAAAAAGAAGCTGAAAAAGCTCAGCAGTTTGAACCCGGCCCCGGATTTCGTTGATTGAGTCTGAGGCAAGCCGTTCGCTTTTGCTTTCAACCAAAATCCTGATATCTGGGTCACGGACAGCACGCCAAAGCGGGTAACAGATGGTCGCAAGCGTTGACTTGTAAAATCCGCGAGGGATGTTCAATAACGCTACGCCCTTCTTCAAGTTCATCAAAAAGTGACAAATATCACCGTGAAGCGTTGGGCTCAAGTCACGGTAGTTCAGAACGACTTTCGAGAAGAAGAAGAAGTCGTTGAGCGCAACCGTCTTGAGCTTTTGAATGACTTCTGGTGAAAGGTTCACTTTTAACCTTTGTGCGCTGCGGATAGAATGATATTGTCGAGACGTTCGAGAACGAGTGCATCTACGCGCTGTTTGACTAAACCGCCGATTCGGTCATTGGCAAGAATTGCGTCGATGCGTTCACTGAGAACTGCGTCGATACGCTCGATAAGAAGTTCGTCGAGTTTGTCATTCGGGATTGCCATTTTCGTCCCCTTCATCCTTGAACTCTTGTCCCTTCGGCGGTTCAGCTTTATCACCGCGAAGTTCATCTCGAAGGGCAAGAAGGTTCCGGACGATACGTTTTTCGGCTTCGGCTGCTTCCTCAAGCGTTGCGTAAACCAAGTGAACCTGCGGCGGCTTTCCAGCTAAAGCCTGTTCACAATCTGCTGCAATCGAATTGCAGCTCTTGCGCCAAGCCGGTGGACCAACAGCAGCAAGAAGCCGCATGAAGTTCCGAATGTCCGTGATTTCGAGGTATTCCATGCTTTTTACTGCTCAAAAGAAGCAGCGCTCAAATCCGAGGAGGCAGGAGACTCAAGCGCTGCCGGTGCTGAAGCGGGAACCTCAGCGGAATCTTTTTCTGAGATGAGCGTTGCATCGAAAGCCTCTCCACGGGTTCGACGAGCTTCAATCAGCTTCAACTCGCTCAAACCGTTTTCGATGTTCTGTTGCATGAATGTGTCGATGTGGACGCTTGGTTGCTGTTTTTGTGGTCCAGCAGTTGTCACCCGGTCAAGAACGTCCTTTGCTGTTTTGAAGCGCATCTCTTCGCTTTCCGAGCCGCGCATCAACTCAAGGATTGTGTCGATGGCTTCAAGCTGAGACGCCCTTGCGACTTCCAAAGCCGGTATCGCTGCGTCGAGCGTTCGTTGAGCAAGACGTTTATCTCGTTCCTCGGCGAAAAGTTTGAACGCAGCCTTAAAATCTTTTCGTCTGCAAATCTGCTGAACCGTTTTCAGCTTGATGCCGAGCGAATCAGAGATGCGCCTTGCGCTCTGGCCTCGGTGAAGCCGACGCATAATCTCTTGTGTTCGTGGTGAAACGAGCGAAAAGGCCAAAAGATGCTCCTCAACGAAAGTACGCTTCAATCCTTTTCTTGGGGATCAAACCAAGCCAACCGCAGGATCGAAGCTATAATGAGCACTTGAGTTGCTTCTGAGCGGCTTCAGCAAAGCTTTTGCGCTACTCAAGGCAAAGAGTTTCGTTAGTTTAAAGTCAAAAAGACTTTCCCTTCATTCCGCTCAAAAGCTTAACACCAAAAACAGCGTTTGTCAAGAGAAAAAGTTGGAAAAACGAAAGAAAAGCAGAAAAAGGTGTACTTTTTGAGTAAAACGTAGTGGTTTTGCTGAACGATTGAAAAAACGTGTAAGTTTTTACGGCTTTCTTTTTGCTGAACGATTGAAAAAAGATGTACGTTTTTCAAGCACGCTTCTCTTCACCCCGCGCGTGCGTTGGGGGGTCCCCCCCGGGCTTGTTTCAGCCCTCGGGGATTCGACACAAAGCACGAGGACGAAAGCACTTGTGGCGAAAGCATGATGAAACTGACAAAGATTGTCACAAGAGAATCAAGGCGAAAAAAAAGCCCGGGCGGCGATTAAACCGCCCGGGTTTGTTGGACGAGGCGCGCGGCCTAAAGGCCGAGGATGTTCTCCACGGTCGCCGTCTTGTCGCTCGCTTTGGTCGAGAGGATCTGCATTGTCCGGTAGCCGTTGCGCGTGTTGCACATCCGCATGCCCAAGTAAACGCCGATCTCGGCGAAGGCGACAGTAAGGCGCTCCCAATCTGGCGTTTCGCCCGACTTGGTGTAACCTAAAGCTTGCGAGATTGTCGCCATTGGGAGACGGACGTCCCGACTCCACGTCCAAGCGACGGGAGGAAAGCCTAACTCCTCACGTCGCTTGTTGTTGGCCTCAACGGCGCGTTCGAGCTGATCCTTGATAATCTGCTCAAACGTCTTGCCGTCTTTTCTTTGGGCGAAAAACGCCTTTGGCGTCATTGCTTTACTCTTCGGCGCACTTCGGCGTGTTTTGGCCGAAGACTTGCCAACAAGCCCGATGACGTCCTTTTCGGCGATATTCAAGACGTCGGCGATCTCTTTTGGCGAAAGTCCTTTTCGGTCGAGTTTGTCGATTGCAATCTCTATTGCTTCGATCATTTTCTTTGCTCCATTCTTGAGTTTTGGCACACGAAACCGCCGACAAGTTTCACTTCATCTAGGTTCCTTTCAAAGAGGAGTTTATCCTCACCAGAAGTCGGCCCAGTTTGGCTTTTCACCATCTAAGCTAATCCTTGTCATAGCAGCATGTTACGTCAATGTCAATGTTGTCAATGCAAATGGGCGCTTCCAACTAGCTTACCCCAACCGCCTCTTGATGACTTCCAATGCAGCATTGTACGTTCGACATCGCTCTAACAGCACTTCACGAAATATCGCGTCTTCAAAGTCCATGACGACGATCTCTTCCGCTTGTGCTTCTGCAAGCTGTGCTTCACGCTTGAGTTCCGTCACAAGGAGCGTTCGAGCAACAGTTAGTTTCCGCTCCACCCCAGCATCAACAAGCTCAAGTAGCATTGAACCGCCCTTTCGAGTAAAGTCGAGACAGCTTGAAAGCCCATAACGCACGTTTGTCAATCATGTTCCTCCTCTGGACCTAGAACAGCGTCACTGAAAACAGACTCGATACCTTCGGCCACACCAGCATCGTACGCTTCCCAGAGTTCTTCTGCATACCGTCATCGCACTTTCTCCTAAAGACACTTGAAACCCCAGCCAAACCGAAATCAGAAGTCGGCCCGCTTTGCGCCAGTTGTGGACTTTGTAGACTTTAGACAAACTAGGTTATAGTTTGTTCAGCGTTCAGCAAAATGGGGTACGCTCGGGGGTAAATGCTCTAAATGCAAACTCAATGAGACAAACGACTTACGCCCTCTGTGACAGAGCGTGACAGAGATTTGGTTACACAGAAGTCCAATGAGGGCAACGACTTAAGGTGGAAAAAGACCAGATTACCCCCAAACCCCTAGAGACATATGGTTTTCTAAGATGTCCTCCCGGGTTTTTATATATATAGGCTTTATTTATCATAAGATAAGAGAGACAAACAACTTACGACGACAAAAAACTCTGTCACGCTCTGTCACACAAGACGTAAAGCGTTCGGTCGAAAGGACTTACACCGACCCTATTTACCCCCAATGTGTACCGTAACGTTCAAAATCGTTCAGCAAAAAGTGACAAAAATTGTCAATTCATTTATAGTTTGGAGCAATGTTCAGCGAAACCGGGCCGACTTCTGCGCGCCGCAAACCGGGCCGACTTCTGCTGCCGGCGGCGCGGCGAAACCCGCCCGATTAGAGTTTTGTGAACCCTAGAAGGAGGCAAGATGATGGCAAGTTTGGCGTCTTTTGCAGTGCGAAACGGTGGAACACTGATAGTTAAAGGCCGAAAGGTCGTCGACTGTGGGAAGTACCTCGGTAAGGACGCCGGGGCAAACTCTCAAGGTCACGTTAGGAGGAAGAAAGATGCCGGACGTGACAGTTGAGAAGCTGGGTGGTGCCAGCGTGACGGTGCACCTTCCTGAAGGTGCAGACGTCGGTGATGCGCTGGCTGGGGCGAACATTGCTGTCGATGCTGGGCATCAGGTTCGCCTGAACGCGAACGGCTGCTCAGACGAGACAGTTGTTCGCAATGGCGATCAAATCTTGGTCATCCCGAAGATGGCTGGGGCTTGATCCGGTGATGCTTGTGGGCCGAGCCGTTTCGTTCGTCCTACTAACGTGACCTCGGCCCACATGCTTATTCAAAAGAGGAGGTGCAACATGAGCATCTACGAGCTGCGGCTCTATCCAGCATCGACCTTCAACCCACCAGAGCTTTGGGTTGAAGCGCCCAGTTCAGCGACTTCAGGGTTGCAGGTCGTGACAGAGCTAAACGTCACGACTGAGCCTGATGGACCCCAGAGCACACAACTCTCAGCAGCTCGATTGGAGCGCATTAGGAAGTTCGGAGAGGATGTTTTTGCACGATCTAATCTTTCGAGTCTCACACTCCGTGTCTGTGGAAATTCAAGGCAGCCTCTAACGGGGCTTGACCCTGACGCACCTACGATCATCATCCACATCGGGGAATACAGCGTACACTCAGTTGATGGGTACTTTGCGCCGGTTGACGATCCACCTAATACACATATCCGCTACATGAGAGGTGTTCCCCCATCCGGCTTTTCTAGGCAGTTGAGGGACACAACGCAGTGGGGATCTGAGCCAAATCGGTGGAGCTGGCACGCACGGGGAGCAGCTAACGCACCTTGGATATTTTGGCCTACGGCTTCCTGGGACATAGAAGACCCAAAGCTCTATCATGCAACGGTCTTGGCTGCAAGGCGTTGTTTGAAGAAGCACGTACGGTTTTGCCTAGGTGTAGGTCAGGCTACCACGATCCCGAGGTTACTCCAAGGGGCAAAAGACCCTGAAGGACTGAGAGCCCTACTTACGAACAAGGAACCGGTTGCAGGGTATGTCTTCGTTGGAGCAACAAGTCCAACACGCATCACGGCGATAACCAACGACCTTATCTTGCACGATAATGAGTTGAACATCGACCTGAACTTTGGTCAATGGACTGTCCACATTGACGGATATGATTCGTTTGTGGAACGTCCATACATGAACGTGGCCCCCTGCACAGACCCGTTGGTCTCACATAATGGGCTCCATCCACACGTTGACAACAGTGGTCATGTCTGCCTTGGTGGAGCTGGTGCCAGGCAGTTCACTCAGGCGGCTAAGGCACGAAACGTCCGTATGATGTTACAAGTCGTGCGCCACATCTTGGGGACATTCGGCGCAGCAAATCCATACCACACACTCCGAAGCTGGATTGACGCTGCGGCGGCATCAACTGACCCGATGTTCGACGATTTTCGGGCGGTACTTGCTACGTTGGACCCATGCACAGACTGCGAATATGCCCATACGATGGTGTGTGCAGCATATTGTCCGAAGACTCCACTAAGTTTCAGCAAACAGGCATGTTCACGGTGCAAAGACAGACAGACGGACATCTGTTATGACGTTTGCCCCATACGAGCATACGTGCATCCTACTAACTGTGCTGCCTGTGTCTGCACAAGTACAACGGACGACCTGGCAGCTTGGGGCGAAGCTGTAAAAGCCTGCCCGGCAGCTCTTACAGGAGTCGGTTGTGGGTTTGGAGAGGCGCTCACCCGGCACTATCCACCAATTAGGGCACTTCGTGAAGAAAGGGAACTGCGTCGAGGACAGCAGGATGACGCTGCTTATCAAGCGGCCCGCTCTGCTACGATTGCTTGGGAGGCACGGCGCAGAAAGCTGATTGACGAGGCAAAGGCGACAGGTTAGAATCAAGCTGAAAGGAAAAGCTATGGACAACCTCATTGAGCTGCCAAAGGGGTCAGGTGGAACGGGTGTCATTGTCCACGTTGCGCTTTCAAGTGATGCTGCGAATCAGCTTATTGGCGTTTTCGACGCAGCGAAGCCTGACGAGTTTATGGCTTTGGGCCAAGTCGAAGCGGCAGATGGAACGCTTTACATTCACAGCCTGTGGTTTCCAGCACAGGATGTGTCTGGTGCTCATGTTGAGCTTAAAGAGGAAGAGTTTGCTGATGCCGCTGCGCAGCTTAAGCCTGAAGTGCGCAAGGCGTATAACTGCTGGATACACAGTCATCCAATGGTCGCAACGCTTGGTCCAAGTCCATGGAGTAACGAGGATAACACGCAGATTCGACGAATGCTCGACTCAGGGTATCCGTACGTAGTTTCAGTTCTCCTCGGACGTAAGGCATTCGTGGCAAAGGTTTCGTTTCCAACAGGCGTAGAAATAACAGGCTTGCCGGTGCACGTGGCTTTGAACAATGCACAAATACGAGAGAAGGCCGTTGAAACCTGGAAGGAAGCTGCAACCCGTCAAGCACCACTCGTGGTGGGCAGCATTGTTGATACGTCGAGCACACACGAAAGCCCTACAGTCGAGCGACTGGCGCAGCCAAAAACAACGCTCTTTGGCACGCATTATGGAGCAAAACAGCCAGCGAAACCTGCACACAGTGCGCCGGATGGTGAACTTACGCCCTCCGAGGTTGACCTGCTCATTGAATTTAAAGCCACCCCCATTGCAGAGCTTGAATGCTCTGATGGAGCCGGCTGTAGCAAGACTTGTCCGTTTACTCCAATCTGCAATCCGACTTGGCAGAAGTTCGACTATCGCTGGGTTTTAGGCGTGCATTCAACGCGGCAACGCAACGAAATCGTGACGGACTTGGCCCGACGATTCCAAAGACGCCAAGCTGCAGCACCGAAGAACGCCGAACTTCTCTTGCAGGCATTTCGCAAGACGCCCTTGCGAAAATTTGCGTGCAACAGGCAGATTACAACAGTTGACAAGACTGGCAAGAAGCGAACGACGTACGCTGGTTGTGACCTCAAGAGCTGTAAGTTTGCGCAGATTTGTATTCGAGTGGGCGATGCTATTACGTGGCCAAGTGACCGAATTGTGACAAGACCATTCCAAGAGAAGGTTGCTAAGGTGTTTGCTGCATTAACCAAGCGGCTTCCAGCCGAGCTTCTTAAGGAGAGGACATGATGTTAACGGAAGAAGAGCAAAGAACATTTCGGGCAAGGCAGGAAACGGCTGTTTCATTTGACGCACTTCAAGCGACGACTGTCAGCGTCATCGGCTGTGGCGCGATAGGCTCCTTTGCAACGTACGCCCTTGCGAAACTTGGCGTAGGTTCTTTTCACCTGTATGACCCTGATACGGTCGATGCAGAAAACGTCGGATGTCAATTGTTTTCCACGCAGAACATTGATGAATCTAAAGTTGATGCGTTGAAGCACTATATAATAGATGATGCAGGTGTAACGCCTAGGAACGTTTACGCATACGAATGGCCGGTCACTGCAGATACGCGGCTCCCCGCTGCAGACGTCACACTTGCTTGTGTTGATTCTCTCGCTGCTCGAAGGCAAGTTTGGCAAGTCTACCGCCGGATGGCCCAAAACAACACAAATCCAAGCATCCTGATTGACGCTCGCATGGGTTTAGAAATCTTGCACCTTTTCACCATTAGCCTGCTCGACCAACTTGCGGTAAACGAGTACTGCAAGTCACTTGAAGGCGAAGAGTTGGAGCTTCCATGCTCGGCTCGAAGTATCGTTTACTGTCCACAAATCGCCGGTGGGTTTATCGCTCATGCAGTTAAACGGTTCATCGGTGGTGACCTTAATTCGCACGAGATGATTCTGGATATTGCTGAGCAGAAGTTGTACAAACTTGACCGGAGGTGAAAGAGCTGTGGATGAGGTTGTGTGTGAGCGCATGTGCTCTTTGGAATCATGGGCTGGCGGGCGACATTGAGGCGGGTCTTGTCAGGTGAGACCGGTTGCGGGTGTGCCATAAGGGCCGGTCCCGCCAGCCCTTAAATGAGGAGGAACAACATGGAAATGCTTGAACACTGGTTGAGCACATTGTTCGGTTGGTTTTCGCTTCTTGGTGGTTGCGTTGCACTTGGGCTAACTTGGGCGCAAGGAACACAAAGTCCACAAGCGAAGCTAACGCTTTTTGTGTGCGCAAACTTGAGCTTTTGTGGGTTTCTGCTGTTGGGGCGCTTAGCAGAAGTCGCGGCGTACAAACGCTTTATGGCAGAAGGAAAAACGTCTGATTGCTGAACATTTCGCTTGACTTTTTGGGCTTCGGTGTCACAATGGGTGGAGCGATGAGTTAGGTCTCTATGAGGTAAATGTAAATGAAGCCAAATGTGAAGGCCCAGGAAGCAATTCACGCTCGGGTAGCTAGGTTTAGGAGAAAGAAGAAAAAAGGAAAGAAGAATGCTTGATGTAGCGAATGTGAATGCTACCTTTCCGAAGTACCCTAAGACTGTTGAGGATAAAGGCTGGATTTACGGCGTTTGGTACTGTGGTACAGCTTGGCATAAATCGACGCTCTATGGGCAATACCCGCCGACGTTCCTAAAACGAGCATTGGCCCTCTTTCCAACAGCGCAAGAAATTCTGCACTGTCCTTCAGGTAAGGTCATAGGCCCAGGCGTAACAATGGACCGAGTGCATGATGGAGTTCGTGTTCCACAGGTCGTTGGTGATGCCGTCGCGCTTCCATTCCAAGATGAATCGTTTGATTTGGTCCTAAGTGACCCACCCTATAGTGCTGACGACGCGAAGAAATACGGATGCAAACCGTTTCCGCTGAATCGGTTTTGCCGTGAAGTGCACCGAGTGCTTAAGCCCAATGGCTGCTTTGGGATGCTGCATTTCATCATGGCGAATTACAACCGCAAAGATTGGACTCCAAGAGCAATGATCGCTGTTGTGACAGGTTCATGTAAGAAAGTGCGTTTATTTTCGGTGTTGCAGAAAGGCGAATCATGAAGGTGGTTGAACACTGTTCGCAATACTGTTCACAATGTGGGACTCCTGTGCGTGTTGTCGGCATGGGTGACTTTATCGGCGACCCGCTGGAGAAGGCCATCACGCTGCACTACGAACCACTTTACAGCTTCGACGACGTTAAGGCGCTAGCACGAGCTGCAGATATGCTCGTTGCCGAGCAGAATGGTCCACCGCTGGTCAGGGATGCTGGAACCTGGAAAGCGGCAATGGATGCTATTGCAGAGGCCCTCAAGCCATTCGTGGCACTGTTGGAGGAGAAAAAAGCATGAAGGCGAGTATAAGTTTCCCTGGAATGCTGTTGGTGGCCTTTATCGTGCTGAAACTCTGTGATGTGATTTCTTGGAGTTGGTGGTGGGTTCTTGCCCCTGCGTGGCTGCCGATTGCTCTCTTGGTGGTTGTCGTGGGCGTGTTTGTTACGGCAAGGCTTACCGGAGAGATAATCACAATGGTCGTCGTGGGCGTTTTCGCCGCGCTAAGGATTATCCAAGGCACGATTACGAAGAAAGGCAAAACATGAAAACGCAGTCTTTCGACTGGGGCTTCCTACTCGTCCTAGGCACAACACTGACAGCGATACTGCTTCTGGACGGCAACTTTGGCGAGTGCGTGATGTTGGGCTGCATTTTGTTGGTGCTGGTGAAGAGGGTAAACAAGTGAAGACGTTAGCTGAAACGTGGCACCGATACTGGCGGTTGCGCCAATGGACCTGTTGTGGACATCTTTGGCAATTGCTGTTGACTCCTACATTCCCTGAACGATACAAGTGGAGCCCAACTTGTCCTAGTTGTGGGTGCAGGGTAGGAGAGTGCAGAGAATTGAAAGGTGAACACCATGAAAACGTTACGTGAAATCACCCGCGAAGAAATCCGGGACTTGCCGGCGGGCGCGCAGCTTGACGCGCTGTGCGGCAGCGCCCTTGGGTTGGGCAAGAGCCCAACA